CCAAATGACAGTGCAGATTCAACTTCGTATAATGATGGAAGATTAGGTACCGCATTGATCCAGGAATACCGATTTAATCAATATTGCGAACGATTGCAGAATTATATTATAACCAAACTAAATGATGAATTTAAACTGTTTCTTAGATGGCGTGGATTTAATATAGATGCCAAAATATTCGACCTTGCCTTCAATGTACCACAAAATTTCGCAAGTGGTCAACAAGCAGAAATGGATGGAATACGCTTAGGAAATTATACATCAGTGATGGACAATCCACATATATCCAAGAGATTTGCATTAAAACGATATTTGGGGTTGACTGAAGATGAAATAGTTGAAAATGAAGAGTTATGGCGCGAAGAGAATAATAAACCAGTTACTGATGAAGGCAGTGAAGGTGAAGGAAGCGATTTACGCGGGGTTGGAGTGACACCTGGAGGCATGGATGCTGATTTAGGTGACTTAGCCGACTTCGAAGATTCTGAAGAGGAAGCCGATGCCGGTGATTTGCCAGACACAGAAACTGAAGAATAATGATAAATATAGATATCAAACGGAGAATGTAACATGAAAATACCATTTTTTAGCCAATCGATTTTAGAATTTATCTCTTCTAAATCAAATTGGAGTGGAATAGCAGCTATCGCGATAGGTGGATGGATGATGAAAAGCGGCGAAATGGATAATTCTGTAATGCTTATTACCTATGGTATGGGTATTTTAGGAATTAAAGATGCTATTGTCAAAAAAGACAAATAATGATTATTAACGAAATAACAGAATATATACCAGGAATGCAAGACTTAGGGGATGATCAATCCACTGAGTTTTCCCTGCGACAAACAAGACTTACCCTGAAACAACTTAATAAATTGCGAAAAATGAACGACATGCGTACTTTTGAAAAAGAAGCAAAATTGCAAAGTATTCGTTCAATGTATGGATCATCTGATGAAGATTCCGGCGAAGAATCCCCCTTTTAACACAAAAACACCTGTTTTTACCTATTAACACCCTACTTTTTACCTTTTTTTATTAAATAATACCGTAATGCACTGACATTAGGAGAATTTAATAAAATGAACAAATATAAAAAATTAATTGAATATGTAGAGAATGATGAAATTGAAAAAGCAAACGCTCTTTTTCATGACATTATTGTTGATGAATCTCGTGACATTTATGATTCATTGATGAGTGAAGAATTTGGTGGTGACGAAGCCGATGAACTGATGAATGATATCAGCATTGACGAAGAAGGCATGACCGAAATGGAAGAAGACGACATGGAGCCTGAATATTCGGACGACATGGAAATGGGATCTGAAGATGAGATGGAAATGGGTTCCGAAGATGAAATGGCCGGCGATCCTGAAGAGTTGGAAGATCGAGTTGTTGATTTGGAAGATAGCCTTGAAGAATTAATGGCTGAATTTGAAGCTATGATGGGTAATGACGAAGACGACATGGAAATGGGTTCTGAAGACGACATGGAAATGGGTTCTGAAGACGAATATGAAGATGAGATGGAAACCGAAATGGAAGGCATTTTCAATGAAAATGTTACATTAACAAAGGTTACTAAAGGTCTTTCTAATTCAACAGAAGAAGGAACTATCAATAAAAAGTCTGTGAATGCTGATAATACTGGCAAAAAAGGCGCAATTGCAAAACCACAACAATCGTCTGGTGAAGATAATGGACGACCATCCCCAAGTGTTAAAGCTGGAAACGGTACAACTGCTCCAAAACAAGCTAGAGTTTCTGAACCTAAGAAAAAAGGCGAAGATGCTGCTGTTAACAAAAAAAGCACGTTGAAATAAATGAGTCAATTTTTATTCGAATATCTCCCACCTAGACAAACGAAATCTACTGTTTTTACAGAAGATGCGAAGAATGGTGGGAAAAATTTGTATATGAAGGGGATTTGTATGCAAGGGGATATTCTCAACGCAAATCAACGTGTATATCCAGCTAGTGAAATTAGCAGAGCAATAACGTCAATGAGCCAAATTATTGGTGAATATGGCGGAATTCTAGGCGAAATGGATCATCCAGAAGATTTAAAAATTAATCTGGATCGTGCAAGCCACACCATCACGGAAGTTTGGATGGATGGGGTTGATGGATATGGAAAATTAAAAATATTACCTACCCCAATGGGAAAAATTATCGAGGCGATGCTTGTATCAGATGTCATTCTCGGTGTTTCAACTAGGGGATCGGGAAATGTTGATGAAAGAAATGGGTATGTTAGTGATTACGAAATAATCACCATTGATATTGTTGCACAACCTAGTGCAAAGGATGCATACCCAAAAGCTGTTTATGAATCATTAATGAATGAAAAAGGCGGACTGAAAGCTTTAATGTTGGCAGAAGGCGCATGTGATGATCCACGAATACAAAAGCAATTGAAAAAAGAATTGGTGAATGTTATTCATCGACTGAAATGGAAATAATTTAATACATTAGTATTGAGAAAAATTCTGATATTTAAAAATTAGAATATAACTTATTGAAAAATAAGAAAAATTAGGAGATCAAGATATATGAAAGATGTATTCAAAACATTACTTGATAGTAAGATAATTAATGAAGATACCCAACGAGAAATTGTAGAAGCATGGGAATCTAAATTAGTTGAAACTCGTGAAGAAATCAGATCTGAATTACGCGAAGAATTTGCACAAAAGAATTCGCATGATAAAGACGTGATGGTTAAAGCACTGAATAAAATGGTCAGCGAAGGTTTGGAGAATGAAATTCGTGAATTTAAAGAAGAGAAATCTGCTTTAAGTGAAGATCGGGTTAAATTTCAAAAAACTATGATGGGACATGCAACTAAATTTAATAACTTCATGGTAGTTAAACTATCCGAAGAAATAAAACAATTGCGGGAAGACAGAGTTAATCAGGCATCGGCATTGAATGAAGTACAAACATTCGTTGCTAAAAAATTAGCCGGTGAAATTCGTGAATTCGCTATTGATAAACGAGATTTGGTTGAGTCAAAAGTAAAATTGGTAGCAGAAGCAAAAATCCAATTAGACACTTTGAAAAAACGGTTCATTAACGAAAGTGCTATTAAAGTACAAAATCACGTTAAGAAAACCCTTAAATCAGAGATGACTACCCTCCACGAAGATATTCAAACTGCATTAGATAATAGCTTTGGTCGTAAAATATTCGAAGCGTTTGCAGGAGAATTTTCAACTAGTCATTTGAATGAAAATGCCGAAATTAGAAAACTTAAAAAACTTATTCATAAGAAAAATAAGTCTTTGAAGGAATCTAAAATTAAAGAGGCTAAATTCAAAACTCTTACTGAAAGTAAAGAAAAACAAATACGCATGATTAAAGAAAGTAGCAAGCGAGAAGAAATTCTTACTGACCTGCTTGGCCCTTTAAACAAGGACAAGAAAAAAATCATGAGCAATTTATTGGAAAATGTGGCTACCAAACGTTTGGAAAACACATTTGAAAAATATCTACCAGCGGTACTTACTAATAACACCAAGGTTCCAGGAAAAAAACGAATGGTAACCGAAAGTAGACGAGAAGTAACTGGAGATAGATCTGTTAAAACAGGTAAAGCAGCAGAAAAATCAGATTCATTGATTGCTGATATTACCAAATTAGCAGGCGTGTGATAATACAAGGAGAATAGAATGTCACAACTACTTATAGAAGGCCGTTGGGGTGAAACCAAAGAAGCATTACTTGGTAATTTAAACGGTAACAAACGTTCAACAATGAGCGTTGTTTTAGAAAATACAAGAAAAGCATTGCGCGAGTCCGCGACAATGGGAACGACTACTTCCGGTAATATCGCAACGTTAAATCGTGTTATTTTGCCAGTAATTCGTCGAGTTATGCCTACGGTTATTGCTAATGAATTGGTCGGTGTTCAACCAATGACTAGTAATGTCGTACAAATCCATACACTACGAGTTCGTTATGGTTCTTCAATGACTGATACTTCAGCAGCCGCTACAAGCGTTCAAGCTGGTGATGAAGCATTGAGTCCTTTCAAAATTGCACAAGCATACTCTGCTGGTCATTCTGGAAACGCAACTCAAACCGATTATCGCGGTGCGCCAACAGCAACACTTGAAGGCGACGGTGGACGAAACATTAACATCCAATTCTTGAAACAAACTGTTGAAGCACGAGGCCGTAAGTTACAAGCACGTTGGACTTTCGAAGCTTCACAAGATGCACAATCTATGCATGGATTAGATGTAGAAGCTGAAATCATGGCTGCTTTAGCACAAGAAATTACTGCTGAAATTGACCAAGAAATTTTACTTTCATTGCGCTCTTTAGCTGCAACTGAATATAATTATGATCAATCTGCGGTATCTGGTACTGCAACATTTGTCGGTGATGAACATGCTGCTTTGGCAGTATTGATTAACCGTGTTGCTAACTTGATTGCACAAAGAACACGTCGCGGTGCTGGTAACTATGCCGTTGTTTCTTCTGCTGCATTGACAGTACTACAGTCTGCAACTACCTCAGCGTTTGCACGAACTACGGAAGGCACCTTTGAAGCTCCAACAAATACCAAAATGGTAGGAACGTTGAACTCTGCAATGAAAATCTTTGTAGATTCATATGCTTCCGACACTACTCCAGTATTAGTTGGATATAAGGGAACAAGCGAAGCGGATGCTCCAGCTTTCTACTGCCCATATATTCCTTTGATGTCAAGTGGTGTTATACTTGATCCAAGTACGTTCGAGCCAGTAGTAAGTTTCATGACAAGATATGGTTATGTAGAGCTAACGAATACTGCTAGTTCTTTTGGAAATGCCGGCGATTATCTTGGTGAAATTTCAATGTCAAATTTATCTTTTAGTTAATATTGATATAATTTTAAACCACGAAGG